CATAATATTTCTCTGGCATCAATCGTAACAAGAGCGCCAGATGTAGGAACGACAGCAGACCCCGACTGGATAACAAACGTAGAGATACAGGAATTAAAAGAAATGTTCGGTGGTTGGCCCAGACGAAATTATGAAGTTCCTGACGGACGTTTGGTTCAAGCTGAACGTGAGATTGAACTACAGTTCGGTGAGAAAGTCTCTATTGACCGTAAAGCCAAGTCTCTTATCAAGTTCGGTAAGTCTGCTTCTTTAAGCACAGGCTCCCTTCAGACAGTTTGGACTGTTGGTGGTAATGAGACCTACGTCAACGACAACCTGATCGACAGTATCTCCTCCTCGAATGTCAATGACACCCAAGAGATATACCTTGAGTGCCACACTGTAGACGAGAGTGGTAACTTCACCTTCCTGACACAGGTTGTTAATCTGAACGGTCAGAACCGTGTAGCTCTACCAACACCAGTTGCTCGTGTCTCTATGGCATATAACAACAATGGCACTGAACTTCAAGGTCGTGTTGCAGTCTATGAGAACACCCCTCTGACTAACGGTATCCCAACTGACGTAAGCAAGATCCACATTGATATTCCTTTGGGTCTGCAAGAGTCGTTCAAGGCAGCTACAACCTTCAGTGATGGCGACTACTACATTCTCACTGGAGGCTTCGGGTCAGTCAGCCTTAAGCAAGACGGTGCTGCTGATTTCTATCTGGAGCTTCGTGAGAAGGGTAAAGTCTTCCGTCAAGTTGCAGCAGTTAGCGCAGCCTCAGCAAGCCCTTGGTCTATCACCCTAGATCCAGCAGTTATTATCCCCAAGAACGCTGATGTGAGAGTTCGAGTTGAGACTAGCACTAACAATGTTGTCGTATTCACAGTCTTCCAAGGTTACATAGCAAAAGTCCTCTGATATCATGCCATATTCATCAGCCAAAGAAGTTCCATCTAACGTCCCCGCAGGTAAGAAGCGTCAGTTTATGGCTGTCTTCAATTCTGTATATAGCAACACTAAAGATGAAGGTCGAGCAATGGCTGCTGCATATAGTGCTATTAAGAAGGCTGTATCTGTAGGTGATCGTGTTTCTTGGAACTCTTCTGGCGGCACAGCCCGTGGTATTGTTCGTCAGATTGTCCGTGAAGGAACAGTCCCTAACATCCCAGTTAAGATTACAGGCTCTAAAGATGAACCTGCTGCCCGTATTGAGGTTGTCGATGACGAAGGCAAACCAACTGGTCAGATGGTAGGACATAAGATCTCCACTCTTCGTAAGGCTAAATACGCTAACGATATCTTCACCACTATGGAAGAAGCTCGTTCTCGTAGCATGGACATGGGCTTTGAAGGTAAGGTTCACGTTCACGAGTACAATGGTCAGGCTGTGTATATGCCAGCCGAAAATCATGAGGAATACCTCGAATACTACGAGGAGCCTCTGAACGGCCCTGAGAGCGCCTCTGAGGATGATCGTGAGGGTGACACACCAGATGACTACGAAGGCGGCTCAGTGGATCGCCTAGAGGCTCTACGGGCTATCGTAGCTGAGGTGATGAAGTCTGAGTTCCAGAAGGCAGAATATCAGGGGCGTGAAGTTACCCTGAATAAACCTCGCCGTATCCAAGGTGGCAACAAGAAGTTTGAAGTGTTTGTCATGGATGGCGATAAAGTCAAGCGAGTTACATTCGGTGATCCTAACATGGAAATTCGCCGTGATGACCCGAAGGCTCGTGCAAACTTCCGTTCCCGTCACTCATGTGACACAGCATCTGACAAGACCTCTGCTCGTTATTGGTCGTGCCGTATGTGGGAAAAGGGTAAAACAGTATCAGATTTGGACTAAGGAGAGGCATTATGTCTATTAACCCATTTGGAACAGAAAAGAACTTTGGAATCTCAGACAGTCTCCTTTGTAACCGAAAAAGGCGAACCTGTAGTTGACCGCCAAGGGGATGTCATTGAGCCTGAGACATTGGTCAAGGCTGTAAACGATTTCATGGAGCATCTGCGCGTAGGCAAAGCAATGCACACAGGTGAACAGGTTGGTGTAGTTATCCATTCCTTCCCTGTGACCAAAGAACTTGGTGATGCTCTCGGTATTCACTCTGACCGCGAAGGCTGGATCGTAGCTTATAAAGTTTACGATGATGCTGTTTGGAACATGGTCAAGAGTGGTGAACTAGCGGCTTTCTCTATCGGAGGCCGTGCCATGAAGGAGGAAATCTGAATTGCCTAATCTCCTTAAAAACTTGCAGCTTGAGGAGCTATCCCTAGTGGATCGACCCGCCAATGCACAGGCAATGGTGTCCCTCTTTAAGCGCGACAGTTCCGAAGAGGAAGTTGATAAAATGGATATGAACGAAATGGAAGCCAAAGTTAAGGCTTACATGGAAGAAAAGCAATGTGGTCGTGCAGAAGCTATGAAAGCTCTCGGCTATGACGACATGGAGAAATCCGAAGAGGTAGAAGCAGAGGAAGCTGTAGAAGCTGCTGCTGAAGAAGCCCCTGAGGTCGAGAAGGCTGACGAAGTTGAAGCAGTTGAAGAAGCTGCCGAAGTTGAGAAAGCGGAAGAAGAAGCAGTCGAAGAACAGCGTGAGTTTGACTTCGAGAAGTTTGACCGTCTGATGGTTGAAAATCAGCTTCTCCGTAAGAGCCTGATCGAAAACGGCTACGTGATCTACGCGGACAAGGTTGAAAAGAAATCTGACGTGCAGATGATCGAAGTCGAAGGTGAGATGGTCGCTAAGTCCGACATCCCTGCCCCAGTTCTTAAGGCCCTCGAAGCTGCTGCTTTGGAGAAAGCTGACGTAGAACTGACCAAACGTGCTGAAGCAACCCTTCCACACTTTGACCTTGGGGTCGCTAAAGAACTTATGAAGTTCGACCTCGGTGATGATGTTGTAGCTGCACTTAAAGCTGCTGATAAGCTCTTTGAAGCATCTATGACTGAATTTGGTAAATCTGACGTAGACGGTGAGTTCACCTCTGCTAACGATAAAATTGACGCTCTCGTGAAATCTTACATGGAAGAGCATGGTATGAAGAAGAGCCAGTATGCAATCGCATATGCTGCCGTAGCCAAAACGGACGAAGGTAAAGCTCTTATCTCGAAATCCTATAAAGGAGAATAATTATGGCTGTGATCCAAACCCGTGACACACGCTCTTTTGAGGCTGGCGAAGATCTTTCGGCGGCACAATTCAAATTCGTCACTCTTGAGTCTGACGGTCAGGTTGACCTCGCAGACGCTGCTGGCGAAAACTGCATTGGTGTTCTTTTGAACAACCCAGATGC